GATGGAATCCTCCAATTCATCCACCTCGTACCATGCCCAGTGACACGCCTCAGAGGTGGTGTCCTCTTCGCATATTTCCTGTGCTTCTTTTATCGCTTCTGTGAAACGTAAACGAAGTCTCAGATTTTCTCTAATTGGACGCACTTCCACGATACTCGGTCGTCTGTACATACCTTCAAGTACATTCTTACGAGTCTTTGCCAGTTTGATTTTGTACAAATTATTTTCGGAAAAGGTTGCGATACATTTCATACTTTAACGTAGCATAAAGATTTTAAGTGTCTTCAGAGTAGAAAATGTCTTCGTACAACGTCGAGCCCTGTAACTTCAAGTATCGTGTCTCCTCCCTCGAGAAGGTGGTCGACGGTGATACCGTCGATGTCAACATCGACCTCGGTTTCGATGTCTGTACGAAGCAGCGTGTTCGTCTCCTAGGTATCGACACCCCCGAGTCGCGTACGTCGGACAAGGAGGAGAAGAGATTCGGTCTCCTCTCGAAGAAGAAGCTCAAGGAGTGGTGTCTAAAGGCGGTCGCATCTGAGAAGGATGATATCGAAATCGAACTCAGATGTCCCGAGGCTGACTCGAGGGGTAAGTTTGGTCGCGTGCTCGCGGAGATTTGGGTATGCGAGGATGGTATTTGGACGAACGTGAATAAGTGGATGTGTGACGAAGGGTATGCGGTTCCTTACGCCGCTCAAAACAAGTCTCTCGTCGAAGGTCTTCACCTAGAGAACCGTAAGAAACTCATCGAACGTGGTGAAATCGAAGCCTAAGTTTGGGCCCAAAATCTTAAAAAGTAAACATGTCCACCCTTTCCGTAAGACTCTACGCTCACGAGAATCATGTTCAGGTTCTCGTGATTGATCCCAACTTTTACGAAAGAGAAGAACCTCCCGTGACGAACAAGATCAACAGTCACTACGTCGACGATACGAAATACGGGACGCCGCGGTTTCGATCTTGTCAAGAGGAAGTCGAATGGTCGAGGGTACAAGACAAGAAGTGCATGCGTTGCGAATCGTTCAAGCCTCTCTCGTGTTTCCCATTCAATACGGTCGGGACGGCCGCCTTTCGCTACAGGGATGTTCACTACAGGCGCGGTGATTGTAATACGTGTTGCAAACAGACCCGAAAAGAGACGAGTAAAGCACGAAAAAATGCACGTTCCACGAAGGCGCCGAAAGATACACCGTGTGAGATTTGTAACAACGTGCGACCGCTCGTGTGGGATCACGACCACGAAACCCTGGAATTTAGAGGTTGGATTTGTGAGCCGTGTAACAGGGGTCTCGGGCTTCTCGGAGATTCAGTGGAGAAGTTGAGTCGGGCGCTTTCTTACTTAAAAAAATGATTCGATGGAGAAGTATGGAACTCTATCACGGGGACTGCCTCAAAGAGATGGATAAAATAGCCGATGATAGTGTCGATTTAATATTAACTGATTTACCATATGGTACTACGAAGTGTAAGTGGGACACTGTCATAGATATGGATGCTCTGTGGAAACAATATACCCGCATTCTAAAGAAACCGCATGGAGTCGTTGCCCTTTTTGGACAGCAGCCGTTTACGTCTCGTCTCATATCCAGTAATTATAAGTGGTTCAAGTATAATCTCATCTGGAAAAAGAATAAGACGACCCAATATCTACTCGCGAATTATCGACCCATGAAGTGTACAGAGGATATAGCAATCTTTTCACCCGGTGGTGCAGCGGCTGCATCGAGACACAAAGGAAATATGACGTATAATCCACAGGGTCTCGTTGCAGTTGATATTAAAAAGCGTAATTCGGAGAAGCGTATAGGAAAGATGCTAAATCAGAGTCATCATCTCGGTCCTAATAATAAACTGACGGGTAATTCTGAGTATAGTCAGAAGTTCACCAATTACCCTACAGAGTTTATAGAATTTGATATCGAATGTGATACGATTCATGAAACGCAGAAGCCTGTGAAACTTCTGGAATATCTCATCAAAACGTATTCGAATGAAGGTGGTGTCGTACTTGACAGTACGATGGGTTCGGGCACGACAGGTGTAGCGTGTGTAACTACACAGAGAAAGTTTATTGGGATTGAACTCGAAGAAAAGTATTTTGAATTAAGTAAGAGACGTATCGACGACGCTATAAGGGATACTTCCTGACCCATAAATTACAGATCCATTTTTCACCAGACTTTACAGGATTCCCACCATGTAAAGCCTTGGACGTCTCCATCTCATAATTGTCAAGTGTGTCGAAAAAGAGGGCATCACCCGCCTTGAGTTTATACGTTTTACCCAGGTTTGGGAATACAGTCTCACCACCTTCGTACGCATCGTTGAGTGCCAGAATAAACGTGTACATTCTTGGATTCTTGTCCCCCTCGATCACATCCTGGTGAGGTTGATAGAATCCACCCGGTTTATATTTAAGTACTTGAAGACTTTCACAGTTTACGATTGGGCGGTCTGTATTTTTGAGACACCGCTGTACGATGGTATCCACCACTGGATCACTACGATCAAGCCATGCCGTTTCACTTTTACGAACCGAATCATCCACGAGACGGTCCTCTGAAACCAAAGATGGTTCGAGAATCTCCTCACTCTTCTTGATGATGTGTTGCCTCTCTTCGGGTGTTATGAAATTGTGATACACTCTGGGTTTTGGGTACACTGGTAACAGGTACACGACAATCAAAATCAAGAACAGTATGAGTATCATCTTAGAATACTCATACATAAATATTTCTGGGAAGTCGACAATTGTATCGTTTACGAATTGATTCGAAAATATCATTTCCGTAGTCTACGATCTTCTGTAAAAGATCGATGATTTCATCGTGTCGTTCTGTATCAATGACGTATTGCCGCAGCAAATCACCACCTGTATTAGCCATCATTTCGAAAATGTTCGACAAGTCTCTAGATTTATCTGTGTACTTTTCCTGGCGCTGTAAGAAATTTTTAAACGTTTGTTCGTCTATATCGTTAAGCATATAGGTGATCCGTATTTGTGTGTTGTCGATCGGTCGTAAGTCCAGATACATATTTTCGCGTTCCATTTGATGCACGACCATCGCATATTGAAGTATTTCATTCGTGGCACCAATCTCACGAAGCTCCCTGAATGATGGGACACCACCACATGGGATGTCTCCATGTTCCCTGGACATCATCACTTTCCTTTTAAACTCTATGAAATGAGGGTTATGTATTCGACCACTCTCAATTTCCCCCGTGCGCCAATTGAATGCTGTGTGACATGAAATACACCACATCTGAGCACAACCACTCGTCTTATGGATGACTGTTCCACATTTTGGGCACGACTTACTATCCCTATTTAAAAGTTTCATCGTCTTGACAGTTTCCGGATTACATTCGTGATCGGGGGTTATTGGTTCGTTACAGTCTTTACAGTATTTAACTTCACATAACCCACAATACCATTCCTCGTTGAGAAAGCCTTTACACTCCTCGACGGGACACTGGCGCACAAAACGCCTCGGTTCGTTATCGATTGTCGTACCGTTCATTCGAATTTGTTCAAGGTGTCTGTATGTATTTTCCATCTCACGATAAAGAGTATGAATCTCATCTGGTAGGGGTTGATCATGATCGAACGCACCGTATCGATGATGAAGTTCAATCAGGTCTTCCTTTTGTTTTCGAATGATACGACGAAGTTTACGCATCTGTATGATACGTTCAACTTCTGGTTGTGTCTCGGGCATGAGTGCCTTTTCCCGTTCGAGTAGCACATTCTCTCTGTGTCGTCTTAGTTCAGTATTCCTGAAATACTTTGTACAGAAGGAGTCTACAAACTCACGGTTCCATAAAGTTTTACACCCCATACAATGTGGGTCTTGGAACGATTCTAAGATGTACCTCTGAGAACACGATCTACAACTCGTTAAATCACAAAAAGGACACTGGACTTTTTTGTGATTTATCTTGTTCAGTTTTTCACAACAGACATCACAGTGTGTCATTAGAATGAAGGCACTTTATTTCTTTAATTATTGAAAATCTACAAATTGACTAATCATGTCACGTGCATCATCTCTCTCGTAGACAGTCTGGGCAAAAAAGAGTGTCATGTCCGCCTGTCCATATGACAAGTATGTACCTCGATACTTCTCATATATGGCTACTACGTTATCCAAATTTTGGTTACACCACTCTTCCGCTTCATCTTCTGTCATGTCTCTATGGAGACCCTGCTCGATGAAGTCAGCCAC